ACCCGCAGGAACGTCGTGTCGTTCGCGAAATGGTCCATCAGCACCTGGGCCGGGGCGTGCTGCCAGCCACTCGGCTCGTAGACCGTGCGGCAGGCCGACGCGATCTGCTCCGGAGTCACGTCGAGGATCACGGGGCGGCCTCCTGGCGGAGCTTCTCAGCCAGAGCCCGCTTCGTCGCCTCGAACCGTGCCGCGTCGTCACCGGAGAACGCCTGGGGAGGCGGCCGGTCGTCGGGGCCGCGGTAGCCCGTGGCCCGTGGCGTGTCGCGGGCGTTGTCGAACTGGCCTCCCAGCACCTTGTCGACGAAGCCCGCGGCTACGAGCTGCGGCAGCGTGACGGGGTCGCGGAAGTATCGGCAGGCCGGGAGGCGGTCCAGGGCCGCGAGGAACTTCTCGAACCAGCCGCCCTCGCCTAGACGGTCCGCGAGCTTGTCTGGAGCCGTGTCGAGGCCCCACGGCTTTCCGTGGCCCTTCTTGACGGCAGCGGCCCAGGCCTTGCGGATGGTCTCCCAGCCTGGCGGCCCGTCGGTGCCGCTGCCCTCCTGGGGCTGCGCAGCTACACCGGGGGAAGAAGAATTTCTATCTCCTCTCTCTCCTCTCTCTGACGCGCCGCGCGCGTTGTGCGCACGCGCCGCGCGCGTAGACGTACGCGCCGGGCGCGTATCGTGGTCCTTTTTGGCGTTTGCCACCTGGTTTCGCACGGTTTCCAGCGCCCGCGACTTGGCCGACTTCGAGAACCGACGCTCCCATCCGGGGATCGCCACAGTTCCGTTGTCCGCGTCGATCACGAGCCACCCGACCGCCTCGACCTCCCGCCAAAACTCCTCGTCTCCTCCGCAGATCCTCCCCAGGAGCCGGACCGACATCCGGGCCGTCCCGTCGGAGCAGTTCAGGGCCGCCCATCCCCAGAGCATCAGGAGCCGGCCGACGACCTGGTCCGGGGCGAGCCCCGTCCGGTCGACCAGCTCGAGCACCTCCGGCTTCTGGGGGAGGCAGACATCGTAGGGAACCCATTCACCGGCCATCCGTGGCCCTCCCGTACCTCATCTCCCGGTTACCCGTCGGCGAGACCGCCTCGCCGATCTCCGCGACCAGGCGTCGACGCCGCAGCTCGTGCATGCGGCGGGCGACCTGTTGCTCCGTCAGCCCGCACCGGACGGCCAGCTCGTCCTTCGTGCCGGGGCCGGCCGCCAGGGCGGCGAGGATCCGGTCCTCGTGACTGCCGACGAACGTCGGCGCGTTGACCGCGGCCGACCTCGAGGTCGGCGGATCGGACCGGCGGCAGAGCGCCACCAGCGGAAGGTCCGCGTTTGATTCGATGTATGTGCCCATCCGTGAGCCCTTGTTCTTCCGTGTGTATTGGCCCCGTGACGTGGGGCGGTCGGCGTGGTCACCGCCCGAAAGGTGTGACGGCCCACGCTCGCTCGGTTGGTCGGCACCGTGGCGTCGCCGGCGGATGCGGCTTGGAGGACAGCCGCTGCGGCCACCGCGGGCCGACCACAAGATCACCACTCGCCGCCGTAGCGGGCTTTCATTCGGTTGGAGTACTCGTCTTCACAGCCGGCCTCGTAGGCCAGCCTGGCGTAGTAGTTGCCCGGCTTGATCGGCGTCGTCACGGCCGGCGGCTCGACCGCCTTCGGCTCGACCACCTCGGGGGCCGGCTCCGCCTGGTCCTCGCGAGCCAGCCGGATCCGATACTCCTCCACGGTCTCGAAGTCGCGGCGGAAGTTTTCAGAAGGGGATGACATCGGCGTCGCCCTCCGTGACCTCTCGGTGTGCCTTCGCCGCCTGTGTGCGAGCTGCGGCCGGCTTGGCGGCCGGCTTCGCCGCCGGGGCCGCCGCCTCCGGCTCGTAGTACTTCCGGACGTTGACGAACGTGCCGCCCTTCGTGCCGACCTTGTGGTAGATCTCCGCCTCGACGTGGCGGCCGACCAGGTCGCCCGGGTCCATCCGCCGCCAGTCGTCGAGCTGCACGCCCAGGGCACGCAGCAGCGACGCCAGGCGGGCCTTCGCGATCCCGTTGCCCTTCGGCATCGTGTCCCACACCCAGCCGAGCCGCTTGTCCGGATGGGCGAGCGTGATCTTCAGACTCGCGTCGTCCTCGCCGGCCCGCTCGATCTTCAGGCCGTGCCGGCCCTCCGGGACCATCTCCCGCGTGCCGGTCGCCTGCGGCTCCGGCGTTGCCGCCACCTGGTCGATGTCGTCGAATCCCCAGTCGTCCATGTCGTTACTCCTTCGCCTTCTTCCGTGCCGCCGCGAACGCCGCGACCGCCTCAATGTGCTTTTCCGTGTAGCGGTTGGCCGTGCCGGCCACCCGCAGCCCTGCCTCCTCGAGCACCCGCCGCATCACGGCGGAGTTCATGCGGACACCGGCCGCCCGGCACCTCGCGGAGAACTCAGCCCAGCCCCAGCCCGGCTCCTTCGTGCGGCTACCCATGGCCCGCCAGCCTTCATGCCACGGCATCGGCGGCCTCCTTCGGCTCAATCTCGTCGTGCCGCGCGTTGGCGGCGTCGGTGAGGTCGCTCCACTCGTCGTCTGACAGCCGGCCCTCGGAGAGGGCGGTGTCGATCCCGTCGACGAGCTTGCCGAGATCCTTGACGGTCGGGGCCGCCGCGATCAGCGGACGGACGTACTCGACCAGCTCGGCCCCGGCCCGCTTGCCCTTGGGCGTGGCCGGCTTGGCCGACTCGCCGAAGATCGAGGCCAGGGCGTCGATCGACATCGGCATCGAGGCCGGCAGGCCGAATCGGTTCTTCGCGTCCCAGGCCGCGGACCGCTCCGCGTACATGATCCGCTCCTTCCCGCCGCTGGCCTTCTTCCGCCCGTCCGCACCCTCCACGATGTTCGTCCGGTAGGTGCAGAACAGAAGGAGGTCCGACCACTCCTTCACGATCGGGGCGGTTTGCTTGGTGAGCTTCAGTTCGTAGCGATCGAACCCGTCCTGCATGTCGGGCGGGCTGGTCCGCTGAACCTTCGCGTGGGCGACAAGCCCGACGTGGAGGCCGCGGGCCACGAGCGAGTCGGCCAGGGCCAGGAACTTCGCCATCCGCTCCATGACGAGCGTGTAGCCCTTGCCGAACCCGAAGTCCTCGATCGACTTCTTCCCGGTCGAGCGGAGGATCTGGTCGATCATCAGCCGCTCGGCCCAGTCGGCCGAGTCGATCACAACGGTCTCGAAGCCCTGAGCGTCGCGGGCCAGGTCGTGCATCGCTCCTTCGAGCGTTGCCCAGTCCTGGCACTGGACGCGGGCCACGTCGAGATGCCGCGTGCCGTCTTCGGTGTCGAGGATCAGCGGATTCGGAAACCTCGCCGCCAGCGTCGACTTCCCGATCCCCTCGGTCCCGTAGACCGTGAACCGAACCGGCGACCACTGACGGCCGCGCGTGATCTTCAGAGCCATGCTCATTCCCTCCAGTTAGTTTCGCCGCGGGCGGTCTCCGCCCCCCGCAGCTCGATGGTGCATCCATTGCCAGGCCGCCTCCGGCGGCATCCTGCGGCAGGGCAATCCGTGCCCCGCCGCTCCTCGTGAATCTTCATGGCGACCAGGCCGACGGCCGCGACCGCGACGACGGCCAGCGTCACGGCGGCGGACAGAAGGGCCAGGATCACCCCATCGACGACTCCCATGCTCATCGCCATGTCTCCCCGGTTTCGTCCTCGGCCAGTGGCCGCCACTCGTCGAGGGCGGTCTTCGCCCGGAGCATCAGCACGGCCCCGGCGCGGATGTGGAACGTGTTGATCCCGACCGGCGTCATGTCGGCGATCAGCCGCTCGAGCACGCGGCCCGGGCCGGCCAGTCGCCGCAGCGAATCCGCACGACGGCGGACCCATGCGTCTTTTTCCTTCTCGCGGTGATGTGCGGACCGTGGCTTCGCCATGGCTTAGAACTCCGCGAGCTGCGAGGCCTCGATCACGTAGGCGTCTCCGGCGTCGTCGCGAACGACGAGCGAGCCGAAGTCGGTGAACTGCTCGATCCGGCCGGGACGGGGGAACGCCCCGACGCAGTGCTGGAACCAGATCGAATCGCCGACGCTGGGCAGCAGGCCGCGTCGGCCGTAGGTCTCTTGCATCCCTGCGGCGGCCCCGTCGGCCTCCGCGTCACCAGGCATCCGATTCATGGCGTCCATGCCAAGTCTCCTGATCGTGAATAGGTGAGCGTGAAATTAGCCGGCGAGGCCGGCGGAAAGAACACGTAGAAAAACGATTGCCAACTCGATCCAGACCGTGACGTTCATGCGTGCCTCCATGCACTGAATCACTTCAAGCGTCGAAGTCATCCATGACGTGACGCGGAAGGTAGTCAATAGATCGTGAATTGATCAAGCCCAGGATCAGAATTTTTTCGGCAGGGGCTTTTCCCGCGAGAAACGCGGGGCTCGCGGGCCGCCGGCGCTGCTAGCGTCCGGTGGCCTGGGAGATCATGCGGCGGATTCTGGTCAGGCCGCCGTGGATCCCTTCCGGGGCCGCCCGCCGCGCTTGGTTCTGGCCCGGGCCTTCTCCTTGCTCAGGCGCTCAACTTCGTCGAGATAGTAGAAGACCCGGCGAGGGGATTCCACCACGCGGTGTAGCTCGCCAGACAGGGCGAGCTTCCGGAAGTAGCTGTCGTCGCACCCGAACACCTTCGCGGCCTCGCGGGGCGAGACCAGCTTCCGGCCCGTCTTCGGCTCGATCACCATGTCCATAGCCTCCGATGCTAGGGGCGACGCGACTCCATTCAAGCCCGCAGCCCGCTTGCCTTGCGGCATGCGGGCTGCGTAGCCTTCTTTGGCCGCCGGTTTCGATCCCGTCGGGATTGAAACCTTTGGCAGTGGCGGGGACGGGACGCAACTCCCGCGACCAACCGTGCGGCGGCCAACCGGAACCGGCGGAAAAACCGGAACCCGGCCACGGAGGGGCGACGCCGCATGGAAGCGTGACCTATCCCCTATCTGGAGGATCACGCCATGACGCTCAACGCTTTTCTCGAAACTATCTACGTGCCGCTCCGGCTCCGGGGCCGATCCCAGGAAAGTGTCCGACTCCTGAAGCATGCCGTCACCCAGTTCAGCCGGTGGCTCGGCCGGCCGGCCCTGCTCGAGGATCTCGACGACCTGGTCGTCTCGCAGTGGCTCACGGCCCGCGGCCAGAAGCTGTCCCCGAACTCCGTCGCCCGCGAGCGGAGCGGCATCCTGGCCCTGTGGAACTTCGCCCAGGCCCGCGGGCTCGTGAAGCTGCGGCCGGCCGTCGCGCCGGAGCTGATTCCGGAGCGGGTGCCGCGGGCGTTCACGACCGACGAGCTGGCGCGGCTCGCCGCCTCAGCCCGGCAGGCGAGCGGCTGGGTCGGCCCAGTGCCGGCGAGCGTGTTCTTCCCGGCCCTCGTCGCCGTCGGCCTGGAGACCGGCGAGCGGATCAACGCGATCCTCTCGACGCCGCGGCATTGTTGGAACCGGCCCACGCTGACGGTCCCCGCGGGCGTCAGGAAGGGCCGCCGCCAGGAGCGGGTCTACGAGCTGTCCCCGGAGGCATCGGACCTGGTGGACCGCGTGACGGCCCACACGGGGCCTACGGTCTTCTGGTGGATGTCCTCCGGGACAGCCCTGCGGAAGCGATGGAAGACGATCACGAGGCGGGCCGGCCTCGGGGACGGCCGCGAGGTCCAATTTCATGCCCTGCGGCGGTCGACCGCGTCGCACCTGGCGGCGGCCGGCCTCGACGCGACGGCGTTCCTCGGCCAC